CATAAGTGCGCACACGTACTTGCATTAAATGATGGCAACTACGCAGCACAACCTAACAACAGATTAATTTGGGACATACCGTCGTTTACGGTAAAAGACAAAACACCTGATTGGAAGGTACAAACTAACTACTGGAACGTAGAAGATACACAAAAGTGGCGAACTGAAGACACTGACAATTTCTTTTACGAAATGGAGGAAAAGAAAAATGATTAAAAAAATAAAAGAACTTTGGAAAAAGTTTAAAACTTGGTTTTGTTGGGGATAAATGAATTTAGCAGATTTGTTAAAAAAAAATATAGTAATGGTTCCCGTTGTGGCCTCGGTCTTAGTTGGAACATTCACAGGTGTAAAATACATCGTTAACTTAACAGATACTATCAATGCAAACCAAGCAGAGATACATGAATTAAAAACCATGGATTTAGAAAATATACAAAGAGATATGAAAGTATTAACTGACAATGTAAATACTGTTATTGCAAAACTAGAAAGAGCTGAAGGAACATGGGAGATGGCTGAAAATTTATACGAGGTCTTAGCAGATAAAGTTAGACAGATGGAGTATGACATTAAAGATCTCAACAGAGAAATAAACTATTAGGATGTATTATGGAGAGCGCCAGGATGAATTATTATTTTACCGGAGTATTAATTGTCTTATTATGTCTACTAGCATGGATGGGTCCTGCATATCCTAGAAACGAATATCTTAATGATGGTAATGCTAGATGTGGTGAGTTTGAAACAAGAATAGAAGCAGAGGACAGACAAACAGATTATAATTCAAGCAGCTCAGATTATGAATCGGATAATTATAGATTAACTTTTAGTTACAGAAAGTATTTAGGCACAGATTGTAAAACAGCAAAAGAAAATGCACAATTAAAACAACAACTAGAACTTATGAAAATGTGTAATAAGGTAAACAGAAATCCAAGCCTTGCACAAAATCAAAACTTTGCATTGTTAGTATCAAAATGTAGAGGTGTGGTGCCACAGATAGATGAGATAGAAACGATGCCCACAGGTAGTCTCTGGGATGAATTAAAAGATGATTATATTAAGGCTAATCCAGATTCTAAGAGCCTTGACAACAATAACTCAACATTGAAAATGCCACCAGATGGGTATATACTGCCAAAACCAAAACCAAAACATGAGTAAAAAACCTTTAAATATATCTGAAGAGGCTGCTGTGCAAATGCCGATGAAGACCGTAGCGTCTTTGATCGCGATGGTTGCAATTGGAACCTGGGCTTACTTTGGGCTACATGAATCATTAAACCAAACTCAAACAAAACTAGAATTGATGTCAAAAGATTTAGAAGAAAACACAGAGTTTAGAATTAAATGGCCACGTGGACAACTTGGTGCACTGCCCGCGGATAGCGAGCAATACATGATGATCGAGGATTTATATAAGACTACAGATAAATTAAATTCACACATAGAGTCAATGGCGTTAAATAAAGTAAACATAGAATTTTTAACAAAACAAATGGAAAAAGTTTTAGAAGACATTGAAGAATTAAAAGATGGTGCAAGAGACATGCATTATAAAAATGGTAATGCAAAATGACCGAGTATGTTGTAGCTCTGCTTATGTTTTACAACGGAGAAATTAAAGAACACCGTATACAAGATAATATGGCTGCGTGCCTTCGCTCAAAACGTCACGCAGAACGCCAGTATAGTGAGTCTATTTCCTACAAATGCTATAAGGGTATGGCAGAAACAGAGATATATTTAGGTGAAAAATCAGTTAAAAAACTTATCCTCGAATAAAGTTGCAAAACAATTAAGGGATAGACGATATCATCAACGTGTGGTAAAGAATAAGAAAGCATATGACAGGAAAAAATTTCAAAATGACAGCAGAAATAGTTAATGGCATCTGTCCAACATGTGAGGAATACACACCGTTGGTAGGAGTAACTAAACAGTTTTTTAGATGTTTATCATGTGGCTCGGATCTAGAGCAAAAAGTAAATGGTGTTATAAGTTACATACCACATCTATCTAAAAACACATTACAATCAAAAATAGATCAATACTTCGATGGCGAAGCGTAAATTTATACACTTTATTCCAAGACCAAAACCAAAAAAACGTCCAAGACGTCATAAAAAAAGTCTTAATAAAAGCGAAAAAAGATCTTATAAAAAATACAACCGACAGGGACGTTGACAAAACAAAATAAATGACTATCCTATAGTTATGAAAGAAAAAACAATAACGTTAAAAGTAAATGGTGCAGCACAGGGACAATGGTCCCATCTATTGTTAGAGTTAAATCTAATGAAAAAAGCATGGAAGTCTTATGGTGTGGATATAAAAATATCTGCATCTGGATTAAAAAGTGTTTTAAACTTTGGAACGAGAGTGAACGATGGATCTGATACTTCTAAACGACGGTCTATATAGTCTGGTATCCGTCACAAAAGAAATGATGGCTGGTGTCGAGCTTCTTGCTGACGCTGATTGCTTTGATCTATGTGACATACTACGTTTACATCTAACCACGTACCACGAACCATGGAACGTGCATGTAATGGAGGACAAGAGTGGAATTCTTTTTGGCTGTGTTTGTAATTAGTTTATCATTTTCACCAGCGATAATATTGTTGTGGATGTGGAATAAAGAAACACCTACCCTAAAGAGAGAGTTAATAAAAGGGTAGGTAATGGTGAGAAGATATCTCGCCATAACATAATCCTGCCACAATGTCAAATGCTGTCGATTGGTGTGCAAGTAAACTTAATATATACGCCATATTTGTTAGCCTCTTCTCGGCCAACCTCTTTCATCTTGTCAAGAGACTCTTGATAACCAAATACCATACAATCATATTTAGATGTGAATACTTCAGGCCATTTAAATGGCGGCATACACTCACCAGCCACACTCGAACAGATTATTAAACTTAATAATATTTTCATTGACAATCCTATAAAATCACCTATATATGGTTAATAAATATGAAAGGAAACAAGCATGACAGACATGAGTAAATATAAAAATGTTTCACTAACAAAAGAAACATATGCTATTTTAGATAAGTTATCAAAGATATTATTGCCCGATGCAAAGTTGTCCGTAGCAAAGACAATTGAATCATTAGCAAATGAAAAAGCGAGAAAGCTAAATGGCAAAGTTAAAAAAAGCTAGAGTGACATTACAGATATGTCCTACTTGCAAAGGTAATGGGTATTTAAAAGTAGCAACAGAGTTTGGTGAGACAGTGCATCAGTGCTGGGACTGTGACTCGGAAGGAGAGTTTTATGAGATGGTTGATGCTGACTATGTTGGTGACTATGGTCCTAACAACAAGCTGCACTAGAGATCTAAAGTTTGATGGATTTGATCCAACAACTACAACTTTAAGATGGATAATGACACATGATAAAAGTGGTAAATAATTTTTTACACGAAAACGATTTTAATAACTTAGCACAACAAGTTTTAAAAGCTAATTTTTTTTATAATTTAGGTGTAGCTAAGGATTATGGTGGGGATGGATATTATTTTGTACATAAGATATATGAGAATAATGAAATAACAAGTCCTCTGTTTAATCTAATAAAACCAATATTAAAAAAAATAAATGCAAAAGCTTTATTTAGAGCAAAGGTTAATTTATTTCCTAGCAGAGAAAAGTTAATAGAATATGATCAACATAAAGACACAGTATTTAAATGTAAAACATTTTTATTATCTCTTAATACCTGTAATGGTTTTACCAGAATAGGAAAAGATAAAACCATACCATCAGTTAAAAACACAGGTATTTATTTTCCATCAAATATTTTACACAATAGCACTAATTGCACTGACACAAACGTAAGATTAAATATTAATATTAATTATTTTTAAAATGATACCAGAGACAGACAGAGCATATATCGCAGGACTTTTTGATGGTGAGGGCAGTATCTATTACAAAAAAGTAAAAGAGAAGAAAAAGAAACATAAGGGTGAGGGTTACAGAGTAGCGAATGCATGGCGTATCAGCATGGAGATAACCATGACAGATAAATCTGTAATTATGTGGGTGCACGAAGTGTTAGGATGCGGAACCTTCAACCATAAGCCACGTAAAGGTCTACGAAAAGATGGCACACCATTCCTGAAACAGTATAAATGGCGATGCACATTTAGAGATGCCTATTATGTTTGCACATTGATCTGGCCTTGGGCTCACACAAAATTACCAAAGATTACACAGATACTTGAACACTATTCTGGGGATAATAAATTTATGAATGGAAAAGTTATTAGCTTACAAGAATACAAAGAGGTGATGAGTTTAGAATGATGTTAAAATTTTATTTATGGGTTATGGGTTGGTCAGGTAAGATTAATACCTGGGCTTGGCATAAACAAGCTAATATGATTAAAGATCAACAACAAAAAGAACATGAAAGATTTATTAGAAATAGAGAGAACTTTGAATATCTTGAGGAGCTAAAAAGAAAACTATGAAACCAGACGAAAGATTATCGAGAAAAGTTTTAGAGAGCCATTACTACTGGTGTCTTGAAAATGGTAGGGATGTATCCTGGTATGATAAGGTAAAAAAAAGAAAAAAATGACAGTAATAAATCTTTTTCCAACAACTATTTATCAAACTTATTACAAAGGTGATCTAACACCATACGTTAATAGATGTATAGAATTAAAAGATAAAGTTGAAAGAGGTGGTGGTAATTGGATAAATGGACCCTACAACACGTATGATACTTACGATTTGTTTAAAGATAATTATTTTAAAAAACTTAAAAATTTTTTTAATGAGCACGTAATGATATATACCAAAACAATCGGACTAAAAAAGGTTGATGTAAAAAAAGCCTGTGCCTGGTTTAATGTATATAATAAGAGCGACTCCCAAGAGTATCACAATCATAACTTTAATATTGTTAGTGGTATATTCTATCTAAAAAGTAATGACCAAGATTCTAATACTATATTTAAATCACCGATAAGTGATCTACCTTCTGATGCTGAGTTTGATGAGAATAATATTTATACCTGGAAGATATATAAAAGCTATCCTATCCAAGGTAAATTGTTATTATTTCGTTCAGACCTTAATCATTGTGTCGAACAACAGATGGTAGATTCTAATAGAATAACGATATCGGTAAACTATAAATGACAACGATGTATGGATTAGGAATGTTTGGTTATAATATGATCTG